ATATATAGGCTAAGGCGATAACCTATACTGATGAGACAATCGCTAAAATATCTAATAATTATCTTAAAAGGAGAACAAAAATGGAACTATGGACTAAAACACGATGGACTCGCTTGCGAAAGAAATCGAAAATAATTCAAACGGGTGGGATTGAAGGTTCACAAATTTACAATCTCATAATCGAAACACCCGAAGGCAAACACCTGGCTGGAGACTTGATATGGGATGGGTGGGCAGAGCTTGTGCAAGTCTGGACGCCAACACCACAAGAATACAAGCAAACGTAAGGAGAACCAAAATACATCCGCTAAGGCTCGCTAAGGCTCGCTAAGGCTAACATTTTTTAAGGAGAACAAAAATGAACAACAATAATATAGAAATGACGTATTGTGATTGTGTTGATTTGATACGCAAAACAGTTTGGGATTTCATCGCTAAGTACAACAAACATCCCGATGAGTTTGATGAACTGATGAGTCAGGCTAATGAATACTTTATGACCGCATACAACACGCATGATAAAACGCGAAGCTCATTTACCACGTGGTTGAGGGTAAGGGTATGGTACGGATTAGTGATGGCTAATGGCAAAGAAATGAAACACACTCGCAATCAATCCCGTCCACCACGCCCAACAAATCATCAAGACAACATAGGATTATTGGATTTGATAGACAGTTTGAATGAGGATGCCAAAAATCTAATCTTGCTGGTACGAAGTGTGCCAGCAGATTTGGACCAGCTGTTTCATCGTGCACACCGCAAACCCGCACGCAAGTATGTCTTTCAATACTTGAAAGATTGTGGATGGACGCGGAGTGAGATATTGAATGCTTTTTCAAGTTTGAAATGCCTATTACAATAAAAAAGGAGAACAAAAATGGGAAACGACAAGAAGGAACAAATTGTTTATCTACATATTTGCTTTTTCTGTAACAAACGCTGGTGGACGCCCGACAAGGTTGCTAATTGTCCCAAATGCTCCCATCAGCATATTTGGTTCAGGGGGACAAGCAGAATAGTTGATGTAGAAATGGAGGCACAAAAATGACCTCATTAAACCGACCAGTTAAGCGTACAAACGCTGGGGTGGTGCGTGAAGGCGGCAAAATGAGGGCCATTATCATTACCATCCGGCCACCTAACATTATTGGATTCAGGGCAAAGGGATGCCACAAGGAGTATCAACTGACTACGGAAAGTTGTTATGTAATGGCGGTACATGCTCATGTATTAGATTTGCAAAAACAAAAGAAACTCAAAAGAAGACACAAAGGAGAACAAAAATGAAAAACATATCAAAAAATTGTAAACAGGAAGGGGAAGGGAAGGGGATAATAATCTCCAAAGCACTCGAACCTTTGGTAATGGAAGCAAGGAAATATAAGACAGTGGAGGAATTTGGGGAAAAATTATGGGAGATAAAACAATGGGGCGAACAAAGACATAGAACGTCTGGTTTTCCTCAATTAAGCGCAATGCCTGGAGAAGAGGGACGATACAATAAGTGGTATGAAAATTTATCACCAGAAAAGAAGGCATTAGAAGATTTATACGTTTCTTATAGAAATGTTCCCAATAGGGGAATTACCATATCAGATTTTTACAAGCAAGCCAAGCAAACCCCTGCGCCAGAGGGGATAATTAAAATAGGTGATACAATTACAAATGGAATGGTACGTGGCAAGGTTATTGGCGAAGGCTCTATCAAATTTGGCAAAAGTCCATTGCCTGCCTATAAGGTCAAAATCCTCACCGGCCATGAAAAAGGTACAATTTCATTGATGATTAAAACCGACTCAAAGTTAGTATCAAATGATGCCTTTGTACAGCAATACGGCAGAAAGAAGAAATGACCAAACTATATCCATTTCAAAAACGTGGTGTCCGCCAAATAATCCGATTTGGTGGACGTGTATTGTTGGCGGATGAAATGGGATTGGGCAAAACTATTCAGGCTCTGTCTTATCTTCGACAACAAACGGGGACAATCCCTGCGCTGGTTGTCTGTCCTGCATCAGCTAAGTGGGTATGGAAAAACGAAATCAAGAAACACACCCACTTCAAAAGTCAGATTCTAAATGGCAAATCGCCCAGGCCCATCCAATGCAAAGACATAACCATCATAAACTATGATATTTTACCACAATGGAAAGATGTTTTGAAAGGGATGAATCATCCTACAATGATATTAGATGAGTGCCAATGCATCAAATCCTGGCAGGCCAAGCGCACTAAGGCCGTGATAAGTCTGGGCCGAAACAAACCTCACATCCTTGCGCTAAGTGGTACACCCTTGACTAATAGGCCAAAGGAATTATATAATGTATTACATTTGTTGTTGCCTGAAAGGTTCACCTCATTTGTCCCATATGCTTGGCGGTTTTGTAACAGACGGATAACACCTTGGGGATGGGATGATAATGGGGCAAGCCATTTGGATGAGTTGCATAATATACTCAAAGAGACTTGTATGATTAGGCGTTGCAAAAAACAAGTGTTGTCTGAATTACCGGACAAACAACGCAGTGTAATTTTGTTGCCTGTTAATCTGACCGAATATCGTAGGGCTGAAGATGATTTTATCAACTGGCTGGCTGAGCAGGATGTCGCTAAGGCCGAAAAAGCTAAGCAAGCAGAGGCATTGGTCCAATTGGGTTATTTGAAACGATTGGCCGCTAAGTTGAAGATGAAAGCAGTGATGGAATGGATGGATGACTATTTTGAATCAACTGATGCTAAGCTGGTTGTCTTTGCTTATCATAAATCCATAATCCAAACTTTGCATCAACAATACAAAAAATTCAGTGTGGTATTAGATGGGAGGACATCTCAGGCGGGAAGGATACAAAGCATCCAAAAATTTCAAGAGGATAAACAAACCCGTTTGTTTATAGGCCAGTTAATTGCAGCAGGTACAGCTATTACCCTGACCGCCGCATCGACAGCCGCGTTTGTAGAATTAGATTGGGTGCCAAGCAACCATATACAAGCAGAGGACAGGTTGCATCGTATAGGTCAAAAAGCCCATACCCAAATATATTATATAGTTAGTAAAGATACTATTGAAGAAGATTTGTGTAATATAATTCAAAAGAAAGCAAAAACGATTACATCTGTGTTAGATGGTCGAAAAAGAAAAGATGAATTAAACATCTTTGATAAATTGAAGAACATTATTTATGAAAGGAAAAACAATGGATAACAAGCCAAAAAAATCAGACCAGACAATGTCAACTATTTTCATCAAGAGCATCCCACGTACACTAAAAAGCAATTTCAAAGCATATTGTGCCAGACGGGATAAATCGATGACACAAGTCTTGCTCCGATTCATGCGGGATAGTGTAGCCAAGAATGAACCTACAAGTAAATAGGCTTATCACTATATCTGATAGTGAATTGATGGAGAATGAAACAATGAAAATCAAATTATCCAAACCGTACAAATGCAAATGCGGCCATGTCATTCCACTGGATGGCAAAGTTATGAAAGACCACTTTTCCCAAATTCGTGGTGTGAGGCGAGTAATTGCTGGCAACGCCCTTTGTCCAAAGTGCAAACAGCCGATTCCATTTGATTGTGTTGATGTATTGAATGAATCTTGAATAAATCTACAGAAAAGGAGAAAAGGAGAAAAATTATGGGAAATCTCAAGAATGTCAAAGAGAAATATCTAATCTTCCTCGATAAATTGCAAGAAAGTGGTACAACCAATATGTATGGGGCTGGGTCATATCTACAAGATGAATTTGGGATGAGTAGAGAAGAATCCAGGGAGGTATTAAAACATTGGATGAAAACATATTCTGAAAGGCACCCCAAATGAAAACTCCCAAATACATAATTGTTAAACTAATGGGTTTGGAAGTGCCTATAGTATTTGCTGAGGTAATTCCACACAATTGGTTTGCCGATTCTTATCCTCAAAACAAAATAATATCAGCAGGACAATGCAGATTTATCACACAATCAAATGATGGACTTGAAAGTTTTGAAGGTTTGTTAGATGATAAGACACGAGTGGAGGTGGAATGCTTTGGATGCAGCACAAGCCTTAAAAAAGCATCCCGTCCGCAAGATGCAAGAATAATACAAAGGTCTTTCTTCCAATGAAATTCATCGATATACTTGAAGATAATAACATCCCTATAGCACCACAGGGACATCATCATCGGACACAAGGATGGATACAATTTGATTGTCCATTTTGTGGGCGTGATAGTGGACGATTCCATATGGGATATAATCTGGGCGGGGGGTTTGCCAATTGCTGGCGATGTGGCCCCCATTCACTTTATCAAATCCTACAGGAATTGACAGGGTTACACCACAACAAAATAAAATCCATAATCTCACAATTAGATGAAGTTGTAATGGAAGATGAGGAGAAAATACATCACACCCTCATCCTCCCCTCCCACATAGGCCCACTTGGTACAACCCATGTAAGATATATCAACAAACGCCATCTACATCATCTTGACTTGGAACGATTGTGGCAAGTACAGGGTATAGGATTTTTTGGCAAATTGAAGTGGCGGTTGTTCATTCCCATAATCTACAAAGGACGGATGGTCAGTTGGACTACACGTACCATTGGTGAAACAGGATTGAGATATATTAGTGCTCAACCTGGACAAGAATTAATGCCACACAAGACCTTGTTGTATGGACAAGATTATGTAAGGCATACCGTCATTATTGTGGAAGGGCCAATGGATGTTTGGGCTATTGGACCTGGGGCTGGCTACATTTGGGACGGCTTATACCAAAAGTCAGGTGGCTAAGTTGATAGAAATCCCACGCCGTATAGTTTGTTATGACAATGAACCAGAGGCTCAAAAACAGGCCCAAAAACTCTGCAACGAATTGGGGGGATTTGGGGGTGAAACTATCAATGTTGTTTTGAATAGCAAAGACCCAGGTGAAGCAAAACCGGCTGAGTTAAATCTATTGAGAACATTTTTAGAAAGATGATAAACGAAAGGAAATAAAATGAACTGCTCACACTGTATTTGGTTGGAAGATTACAAAAAATA